AAATGCAGCTTGATAGCACTCCTGAAGTTGAGGCCACAACCCCAGCAGCGGAGCCAGCGAGGCCCGAAACAGTAGCCGAAACACTGGCAAAGACATTACAATCATTTGAAGGCGAGACAGAGGCAGAAGCGCCCGAAGCAGAGGCAGACACCCTGCCAGAGCCGCCAGAGCAACAGCTAGAGGCTGATGAGGCAGATGATGAGCCTGATGAGGCCAGTGACGATGATGAGGCTGAAGATGAGCCAGCCGAAGCTGCTGAACTAGAAGCATTACCAGCGCCAAACCATTGGCCGAAAGATTTTGCCGCTAAATTTGAAGCATTAGACGCACCAGCGCAGCATATGTTCATGGAGCGCTACAAGGATTTAGAAGGCGATTACACAAAGAAAACGCAGGCGATTGCTAAGTATAAAAAGCGCCAGGATGCGTTTGACGAAATCATGCAGCCGTTTAAAGGAGATTTTGAACGTGCTGGTATGGATGATGTGGGTGCTATCAGGCAACTGTTAGCCGCACATGACTATCTGCGAAAAGACCCTCAAAACGCTATTGCTTGGCTTGCAAACCAGTATGGCGTGGATACAAGCGCAATCGGTAACGATTCAGCGGTTGAGGATGAATTTGCAGACCCGCAAGTAAAGCAGTTGCAGCAACAAGTTGCCCAGCTAACTGGCTTTATTCAGAATCAACAGACACAACAGCAGAGTGTTGAGCAGGCAAGCACACAGTCTTTTATTGACCAATTTGCAGCAGAAACCGATGCAAGTGGGAACCCGGCGCACCCGCACTTTGAAACAGTGCGGTCTGTTATGGGATCACTCATAAGCAGCGGCAACGCAACTGACCTGAAATCAGCATATGAGGCGGCAGTCTATGCCAATCCAGAACTGAGACAGGCAGAACTAGAGCGCGTTGCAGCAAAGGAATCACAGGCCAAGGTGAAAACCGAAGCCGTGCAAAAAGCTAAAAAAGCACAACGGTCAAAAGTCAGAGGCAGTGCAACCCCAGCCGCGCAAGCGCTCCCCGCTAATGCGTCTATTCGTGACACAATTAATGCGTCAATCAGACAACTTGAAAATGGAAGGAATTAGCGATGGCTAGTCCAAACCTTTCAGAAATCGTCACCACAACCCTGCGAAATCGGAGCCGGACGCTTTCTGACAACGTGAGCAACCACAACGCTTTGTTGCGGCGCTTGCGCGAAAATGGCAATCAAACATCCGTAACAGGGCGTGATATTGTCCGTGAACTTGAATATGCCGATAATGGAACTGTGCAGTTCTATAGCGGTTATGAAAGACTTGATGTGTCGCCCAGTGACGTACTTAGTGCGGCTGTTTTCGATTACAAGCAGCTTGCTGGTAACGTCACAATTTCTGGTCTTGAGCAAGTCAAAAACTCAGGCACAGAGGCCATCATCAATCTTCTTGAGGCACGCATCAACGTGCTTGAAAAGTCATTGATGAATAGCTTGTCAACCTCGCTTTACAGCGATGGCACAGGCACATCAGGCAAAGAGGTTGGCGGCTTGCAGCTAATCGTGGCTGATGCTGGCACAGGAACAGTTGGTGGGATTAACTCATCAACTTACAGTTTCTGGCAAAACGAACAGACCACTGCAACATCAAGCGCTTTCTCAGTCGCTTACGTGCAAACAGATATTTACCCTATCTATCTGTCGCTTGTTCGTGGCGCTGACAGCCCTGATCTTGTCATGGCTGGCACAAACGCATACACCGCATTTTTGGGCAGCTTGCAGGCTATCCAGCGTATCACATCAGATGATATGGCACGCTCTGGATTTACCTCATTGCAGTACCTAAACAGCGATGTGGTGTTTGATTCAGCTTGTAACACTAATCGGATGTATTTCTTGAATACCGACTATCTCAGACTTGAGGTAGCCGCTTCAAGGGATTTCGTTCCGGGTGAAGCAAAAATGTCCGTCAACCAAGACGCTATGGTGACACCAATGTTCTGGTCAGGAAATCTGACCTGTTCAAACCGTGCGCTCCAAGGCGTTATTCACACTTAGATTAGGAAAGGAATACTGTAATGACTATTGCAGCAGTAATGGGGATTGACCCCACAAGCGTTGCTGACACCCCTGAATTTCAGTTGGGTCAGCTTGGTGCAATCATTAACGACACAAGCGGCACACGCCTCTACAAGTATCTGCAATATGATACTGGTAGTGCTGGTGCCGCAGCAGTCGCTGGTGAGGTTGCCTATTATTACACTTTGGATGGCTATAAACTCTTTAAGGTTACTAGCGATCTATCCGATTCAATTGAAATCGGTGCGGGTGTAATTCAGGCGGTAATGACTGATGGGCAGTATGGTTGGTTTCAGGTATCTGGAATGGCAACCCTGACCATTGCTTTAACAGCGGGTGCTGACGGTGATCCGTTGACACCGACTGGATCAGCCGATGGAACACTCGATGTTTCTGGCGCTGTTACAGATAACGTCTGTGCGATTGCCGGGGATATTTCAGATAAGGAAATTATCTGCACATTCCCACTATAAATATCATTTGGGGGCAGGGGAAACCTTGCCCCTTTTTACAATACAATCGGGAGGATTGAATGAGCGAAAAAGGTGTATTTTTTGAACGTGAGCTAAACGGTGTAATGAAAGATTTTTGCCGTATTGAAATTGCTGGTGTGCGCGATGTCTGGGAAGGCCCAGCGCGGCCAGAGGATTTAAAACGCTTTGCTGATAGCTGGGCTGCTTACAAGAACAAAAAGAAGAAGCCGAAGAAAAAAGGTACTGCCTTAAAAGATTTGCCTGGCATGACTGAGCCGCGTCGTTGTGAGCTTGAACTCAATGATATTGAAACAGTCGAGGATTTAGCATCAGCGCAGGAGACAACGCTGCGTGCGATTGGTGAGCCGTATGTTGAGTTGGCAAAGATTGCCACGCTGCAAGTTGAGGCTAGCAAAGCAAAAAGAGGATTTAGTTGTTGAGGTGGCCGTTGCGGCGCAAACCTTGGCAGAACCGCAAGAGGTGAAAAATGAGCCTGCTAACAATAGCACAAGCAGTTAGCGACTTTGTAGGGTTTGAGCGCCCGACAACAGTTGTTGGCAATACTGACCCGATAGCGCGGCAGCTTCTGGTAATGATAAACCGCGAGGGCAATCAGTTGATGCGTGCCAATAACTGGCCGATTCTGATGAAGGAACACACCTTTAGCACTGTGAACGGCACGCAGAACTATGCGCTGCCGACTGACTTTGATCGGTTTGTATCAGGCACGGCTTACAATCGCACTGAACTGGATGCAATGGTTGGCCCGATTACACCGCAAACATACCAGGCTGACCGCTTTGGCACAGTCACTGGCGGCATTGTTCAGCGCTTTCGATTGAAGGCATCCAGCAACGCTTTGCGGTTTGATATTACACCGACACCTGACAGCGCCGAAACCGTTGGTTTTGAATATTTATCAAGCCACTGGAATCAGACCAGTGGCGGCACATCACAGGCTGCTATGGCGGCTGACAGCGATGTTGGCATACTTGATGAAACATTGATGGAAATGGGTGTGACATGGCGATTTAAGCAGTCGCACGGTCTTATCTATGATGAGGATTTCCGCCAGTATCAAATGGAACTGAGGCAGGCCATCAGCCGTGCAGGCGGTGCGCCAATCCTGACACTAGACGATCACCGCCGCTATTTAGTCAGCCCATATAGCTACAATTTACCAGATTCAGGATTTGGCCTCTGATGCTCCAAGCAGTACGATCAGCAAACCAGTACCGCGTCAAAGCGGCATCTGTGCCAGCCCCTGTGGGCGGTTTGAACAGCCGTGACAGTATTGATGCGATGCCACCAACTGATGCGCTGATTATGAGCAATTTTTTCCCGACTACCGGAAAGATTACGCTGCGCGATGGCTATACTCAGTTCTGCACTGGTATCGGCACTGGTGATGTAGAAACGCTGATAGAGCATAGCGCAGGCGCAAACAGGCAGTTGCTGGCGATTGGTAGCGATGGTGCATTATATCAAATTGATACCGGGTCAGCGGTTTCTAAGAAAACTGGCCTAGCAAATGGCCGTGCAGAGCATATTGAGTTTAACCATTTATCTATAATTGTGCCTAGTGGCGCAAATGTGCCGTTTAGCTGGAATGGCTTTAGCGCTTCTGATTTGTCAATTACACTATCAGACAGCGGTAATCAAAACACATTGACCGGCGTACACGCAGACAAAAACGGCGTTGAATACTGGACAGG